CTCCTGTGGGTGTGATTTGTTTATTTATACCTGGCTGAAATCCAATTTTTTGTAGCATATTAAAATCCTATTTGTTGGTTTTATATCAGATTTTTATGGATTTCAAACGATTAAGTAGACTCCTTGTTCAGAGTTACATTAACCACAACTGTCATTCTAGGTATTTTTGTAGGTTTTATTTTTGGCACTTCGTGCTTTAGTTCTGCTGGAAATATTATAAAATCATCTTCTACAGCACTATAAGACCAATTTTGAAAAAGAAAAGAATTTTTAAAATCTGATTTATCAACATAAGAAGTAATATCTGGTTTTAGATATTGTGCTACCTGAGCGTATGGGTGTGGATTATGAAACAAAGTTTGAGAATGATCTTTAGTAAATTGAATATAATGAACAGAACTAAAATTACAATTAGGTATGTGATCGTGTATTTCCATAGCTTGATCCTTCATGCCAGCAGTGTAATTTACCACATCATAATTGTAACTTATATTTTTGTTAAAATTTAAACTACTTAAATATTCTCTAATTACTTTATCATACAAAGGGAGAATATCTTTAAAATTTATTTTCATAAATTCCTTATTTTCATCATCATTATACATCATGTGTAAATTAGTTCTTTTAACATTAGGATTAGTCCATTTGTTTCTGTAAGGATCGATATGATAATTCGTGTATATGTTTTTTATTAAAGTTTTTTTATCATAACTATGTGGATTAATTTTATATTTACCAATTGGATATCCAAATAAATAATCAATCATTAGGACGATCCTTTCTATAGTGTGGTGGTAATCCTAACATATCTCTACCATCATACTTATGTGGTTTAAATAATTTAGAGTTTAAATCATTGTAGTGAAAGAATACTTGTCCACACAGTTTACCTTTAAATGGTTCTCTCCAATGTTCTAACTTAGAACCATCGTAAACTAACATATCACCAGGATTTAAAGTATAAGAAGTGCCTGGTTGATTTTCTTTACCAGATCCATCAATAAATATTGGCCATGGGTCACCACCTAAATTTAATGTAGCAGATACTTCACAACTTTCTCTATCTACATGACGTTTAAGTTCATTACCTGTTTGATAAACTCTTGCGTATGAATATGTTTCTATTAATTGTAATCCGGTAAATTGTTCTACTATTGGTTTTACTTTTTGTAATAATAAATCCATTAACATATCACCATAAGTACAAAAAGCGTTATCTATTTGATCATCAGCGAACAGTCCAAAAGTTTGATCTAAAGGCGGAAAGTATTTATCTTTTGTTAAATATGATGTTACATCTCTTTTAAAAAGCATATACTCATAACAAAGAGTAGCTACTTCTTTGGGTAAGGTTCCTTTAATTATAACGTATGGTTCTTTCTTCATGTAAACGTATATACTATCACCTTTCTTTGTTTTCCGCAATCTGGATATTCATTAGCATGATATTGTAATCCATCAAAGTAAATAAATGTTTGTTCTTCTGGTAGAATACTTTGATATTTTATAAAATTTATTGAAGAAGCAGGTAATGCTACTTGTTGACCATTTTTGTATTTTTCCTCACAAATATGTGTAGCTGCGTGGTCTAAAGTGTTTAAATACACTATACAAGACTTGTGTGGAAAATCATGATCAACATGAAAGTCACAGTTTTTAACAGATTGATTATATGTAAAATTTACACAACACCGTAAGATTTTATTTATAGATATATTTAATTGTTTAGTTAAATCATCTAAGAGTTTTTTACAATCATCATATAAAAAAGAATTTACATGTCCATCACGAGTTACTACTTCATGATATAAAAAAGTTATGTTTGGCGAATAGTCTGTTGGAGTGTGTCCCTCATACCATGGAAAACTATTATTGTTTATTTTATCTTTTAATACTGAATATACAGAAGAATTAATTTTTAATTTCTTTATCATAATTATAACTTATAACTACTCTAGGATTTGTAGTGTGTTTAGTTTCAGTTGCATGTTCTAAAAAACTTCTGAACATTAAAAGTTTTCCTGTTGAGGGTGTGTAGTGTGCTTTAGTAAAGGTATATTCATTTAACCCATCTCCTTCATTATTTAACGCAGAAGAGTTTTGTGGGTTTTTTAAATCAACAGGAACAGGACTTTTAAATAATATTTTAGAATCATCTTGATCGCCTTTTAAATAAAAGGCAGTGCTAAATATACAACCAAAGTGACTGTGATAAGGTTGATATGATCCTATTTCATAATCATTAAACCAAGACTCAACAGGCACATACTTATCTTTAAAATTAAATTTACTAGCAAATAAATTTACTTGTTCCGTGGTCCATGAAGTAAGATCTTTGAACAATGGATCTTTGTGTATGGCATGAGGATAAAATCCTTGAGTTGTATAATTACTTTTTACTGACATTAAATAATTATAATAGGTATCTTCTAGTTCTTTTATTCTTTCAAAACTAGAAACACCTATGACTGTTGGAAACCAAGTATCAATTTTCATGTATGTTTTTTAGTGCTTGAAATAACGTTGGTTGTTTCAATGCAACTTCTTCCCATTCTTGTTTTTTTATTTGCAAGTGCTCGTAAGAGTTTTTACAAAGATTATCAAATTGTTCTTGAGTCATTTTAGTTTCAGATAATATAGATGCTATATCTGTTGGAAAATAGTTTAAACCAGTGGCTACACAATGTAATCCTGTGTTATAAGAAAAATGATAGTCTCTAATTTTATTATAAGCAGCTAAAACAAAACCATTTATAAATTGTGGTTTTTGATCTAATAAATCTTGACAATAAACTTTTTTAGAAACTGCTTTCCAATATGGTGTATCCTCTCTATGAGAAAAAGCATAGTGCATAGATACAAACTCTGCAAACTCTCTAAACATACTTTTACACCCAGCGTTAAATACATCTTTGTCCCATTGAGACGTGTGTCCTCTTTTTAATGTTCTAACTAATTTTATTAAAAACTCATGAACTGTAAATAAACCATTACTTTCTAGAGGCTCAATAAAACCTGCTGATAATCCAATAGCACATACATTTTTAACCCAAAGTCTTTTGTGTAATCCTACTCTCATCTTTATATTTCTAAATTCTAATTCTGAAGTTCCTATGTGTCCTTGAAATTGTTTCAATGCATCTTCATCAGATATAAATTTATCAGAGTACACATATCCAGTTCCCATTCTAGACCACAAAGGTATATTCCAAATCCAACCATTCTCTACAGCTTTACAATCTGTATATGGATTTATTTGTTTTTCTTTATCTTTGTATGGTTGTTTTGTAGCCCACGCAGAATTATTTGGTAATATATCTTCATAGCTATCAAAAGGCTCTTTTAATTGTTTTGATAATAACAAAGATCTAAACCCTGTGCAGTCTATAAAAAGATCCGCTTTGTGTTTATTATTTAAACTCTCAATACCTTCATTATTTAATTTTATATTATCAATATCTTCTAAAAGGTATTTAACACCTCTTGGAATACAATAATTATTTTTTAACCATAAACCAAACTTTGTTGCATCAAAATGATAGGCTACATCTCTTTGAAAATTAAAACCCTCTAATGAGTTGTCTTTATTTTTAAATAATCTTTTATTATTAACTAAACTCATGCCAGGAAATAAGGAGTCAGCATAATCTGTAATAGGTAATTTTTTATAAAAACTAGCTAGATACCAATCATTCAACAGATGATTATTACCTTTTAAGTTTGGGACACCAAAAGGATAGTGAAAGTGACCATAATCTTTTTTATAAAAATCTTCAAAACGAATACTTAATTTATAACTTGCATCGCAATCTTTCATGAAACTTTCATCAATCTCTAATAGGTGCATCCATCCTTTTATATAGCCTAATGTGCTTTCACCTACACCCACTGTAGGTGTCTTAGGAGACTCTATTAATGTAATATTTTTATCTGGAAATTGGTGTATTAAAGTTGCTGCTGTCATCCACCCAGCAGAGCCACCTCCAACTATTATTATATTTTTTATTTCCATATCGCGTTAAAAGATATTACAATTTTTTCCTCTTGTTTTTGTTTTTCTGTACTGTGTAAAGTATTACTTTTAAATAAAATTAAACGCCCTGGTTTACATTCAAACTTACAATAATCATAGTGTAGTTTATTTTCTTTTTCAGTGCTTGGAAAAAGATCATTAAATAATTCTTTGTTATGAAAAGTAATATGATTACCACTACCTTTTACATAAAAAGCTCCACTAATTAAACTACCTTTATGTATATGAGGAAACAAAGAATCTCCTGGTTTTGAAATATTATGCCACATATTTAATATTTCTATTGTTTTAAAATTAAAAAATCCTAATTGTTTTATAAAAAATTCAATATTAGATTTTATAAATTTTTTAAGGTCATTAAAAAAATTATCATTAATTAAGTTGTGTTTAGTCCAAGAGGAATCTACGTTCATGTAATTATTTCTTTCAGTTTTTAAATTATTTTGTTTTAAATGTTTTTCATATTCATTAAGTTTAATTTGATCATAACCATCTTTAATTAAAATTGGTGTTGGAAATGCAGTTACTATCTCCATGGATTTCCTTGTGCCCAACAAACTAATGAGTACCTTGTGCCATCTACAACAGGCTTAACTCTATGATAAACAAAACCGGGAAATACAACTATAGATCCTCTAGGTTTTATTTCTTCACATATAAGAGGTGGAGATCCATCTCTAAAATCAAATTCTAATTCTCCTCCAGTATAATCTTTAGGATCACTAATATTAATTACAGCAGATATTTTTCTAATTTTACCTTTGTTATTAGGTTTTTTAGCCATGTCACAATGCCAATCATAATATTGACCTGGTTTGTAAATAGTAAATTGAACTGCTTCAGTTTGATCCCATTGATAATTCCAATTAGCCCCTGCATTTGCATCATGCAAATAGGAGTGTATTTGTCTATAAATCCACTTATCCTCTAGCCACACTAAATTAGATTGACGCACATAATTTGATCTATTTTTACTTTCATCAGATGTCATGGCTTTTTCTTCTTTTTTAGAAAGAGCATAGTCAATCACCATGTCACAAAATCTGTCTCCCAGTGATCCTGGATAGTAATAATAATAGTTTTCTAATAACATCTAGACACCTAATTCTAGCCAACCTGTTAGAATATATTTGTCTCTATCTAATGGTGGGTTCCCTCTATGACAATGTGTAAATGCTGCAGGCCAAATAACCATGGTGCCCTCTACTGCTGGCACTCTTTTTTTAACATACAAAAATTCAGTTTCTCCACCTTCTTGAATAGTGTTTAGATAAACAGTAAACGCAACTATTCTATCTCTAGCTGTTTTATCTCCATGTTCACAATGCCAAACATGATAACCCTCTCCTGGTGATGTTTTTTGAATTTTAAAATCATAGATAGAGTGCTTACCAAAATTGTTTAATATAGAATATTTTTGAATATATTGTCTATAATTTTGCATTAATTTTTGAAGTATAGGATTAATAATATATCTAGCATCCACTTCTTTTACATGTGGTGCATCGTGTTGAACTTTTAAAACTCCGATTGCTTTATCTTTCTTTACATGAGATGGTTCTGTTCTATCCCAAGCAATACCTAATTCATCTAATTTATTAAAGTAATCAATATACTTTTTACATTCATCAGATGTAAAAGTTTCTGGAAATGTGCCAATAAAATCCTCTATAATCATTCTAGAGGAACTATATCACAAATTTAATTAATTCCAATTATTATTTTTTTCTTGAGTTAAAACGTCCATGACAGACCAAATACCTGAAGTGTTTGCCACACCTGATATTGCTTTTTCTTTAACAATAACTCTACCACTTCCACCGTTTCCACCAGCTGGAAACCTTACCATAGATGAGTGACCACCTGTAGTTCCACCACCGCCAGCACCTGC